GGGATGTCGATTGTGTCGGCTGCGTCTGCCGCGGCTGGTTATGTAATGTCCCATTTCGGGAAATCTTGAAAGGAAGACACCATGAAATCGTATCTACTTGAACGCATGAAGGAAGCATCGACCTGGCGCGGCCTGACCCTGCTGCTAACTGCTTTGGGCATCCCACTGGCACCTGGCGTGGCCGACGCGGTGATTGCTGTGGGCCTGGCCGTGGCCGGTCTGATCGGTGCCGTAACCCCTGATCGTCGATGACCTTCAAACTATCCAAGCGGTCGCTGGCCAACCTTGAGGGCGTGGATCACCGCCTGGTGACCGTTGTTCACCGGGCCATTGAGTTGACCAAGGTGGATTTTGCGGTGATCGAAGGCGTCAGGACGCTAGAGCGCCAGATTGAACTTTTCAACAAGGGTGCCAGCCAAATCCGCGAGGGTGGCAAACACGTTGTAGGTCAAGCAGTTGACCTGATGGCCTATATCGGCACCAGAGGGTCTTGGGAACTGAACCTATACGATGACATTGCCGATGCCATGAAAGCGGCTGCAATCGAGCATAACGTGCCTTTGCGGTGGGGTGCTGCCTGGACAGTATCTGACATCCGCAAGTGGCAGGGCACGATGGAATCGGCGATGAACTCTTACATTGATGAGCGCCGCCGCGAGGGTCGGCGTCCATTTTTGGATGGCCCACACTGGGAAATTAGTGGCTGATGTTATATACTTGGGCACATTTAGGAGTGCCCTATGGACATCAAGCGTTTTCAAGAATTTATTGACTACGATCCATTGACGGGTCAATTCATTTGGAAAAAAGTGTTGAGCAATCGCGTGAAATCCGGGTCAATCTGCGCGAGAAACGTTGACAGCAAGGGCTATCAGCGACTTTGTTTTGACGGCAAACAATACCGAGCACACCGTGTTGCTTGGGCAATTGTTCATGGAGAAATGCCAAGTCTCCAAATTGACCACATCAATGGCAACAAACTTGACAACAGAATTGACAATTTGAGACTGGCAACCAATGCCGAAAATTCTAGAAACATTGGCCTTAAGAAGAACAATACGTCAGGCATAACTGGAGTGACGTATCATGCCCGCGCCAAAAAATGGTTGGCGCAAATTGTTGTCAATCGCAAAAACCATTACATCGGATTGTTTGACAACAAAAGCGATGCAGCCGCCGCAAGACAGGCTGCACAAATAAAGTATTTCCAAAATTTTGCAAATCGGCTTGGCTGACGATTTGGGCAATCTCTACCCTGGCGGCAATCGCCATGACAGGGCGGGCATTCAGAGTTTGATCGCATTTAAGTTGAAATTGTCGGACATGACTTCAGCATAGTCAAAATGACGGCCAAAGCAGTCCCTGAACGACACGCATTCGTCTGACCAGCCTTCCACGGCGTTGTTGTAAATGTACGCCTTCTTGGGCACGGTAATGGTGCCGCACAGGAAGTGCAAACCCTTGGCCGTGACGCGCCAAAACCCGTCTGACCGCTTGCTGTCGTCGTCGTTGCCGCCCTGTTCGATCAGCCCCCACTTGGCCATGGTGGTGTAGTTTTTCCCCCGCAGCATCCAGGCCGGTGCAATCGGTGGGACGTTCACCCAGCCTTCAGCGTCGCACGGTGCCTTAGACAGCCACAGCAGCGCCAGGGCGTGGGTTTCGGTGATGGTAAAGGGTGAAATCTTGCCCCACTTGCCGCAGCAGGGGCAGTGGCCCCCGTCGCCTTCAATGGTGACCCGCCAGTCAGCCTTGAGTTTGGCCAGCAGCATTTCACCGTCATCGAAGAAATCAAACTGCATGGCCCCTCCTAAAACCACAGGTAGAACCCGTGCAAGATGCCGATGGGAAAAAAGATCGCCCCAGCCAGTAAAAAGCCCCACATCCCATCTGCAAAGCAGGTGAAGACATGGGTTAACCAAGCGAGGAAACACAGAACGCCGATGATGTAACCCATGGTGGCCCCTTAGAACGGCGTGTCGTCCATGTCATCGAACCCGCTGCCGCGCTGCTGGCGGGGTTGGTCTTCCCGCGGCCTTGGTTCGTTCATGTACGCCCAGCCGTCCCAGCCGCCTTCTTTCAGCGGGATAACGTCAATCTTTAGCATTTCACCGTTTTTGGTGTCAATGACCGAGCCGATGCGTTGGTAGCGGTTTTTCTGCTGGCCGTCTTTGTTGGTGTACTGGCCGGTGATGACGGTGATTTCTTTGGTGACTTTAGGCATTTCATTCCCCGATAATTTTTTTCAGTGCTGCAACCTTGGCGTCTACTTCAGCCAAAAACTTAATAACCTCTGATTCCACGTCAGCCAGCCACTTATCGTCGCGCAAGACGCGGACAACAAACAGTTGGGCCTTGGCGGGCATCCGAGGGTCGAACACAACGTAGTCGCACCACGACCTGTCGGCGCAGCGCATCTGCCATTGCATTTGAGCAAAATACTTGGATTCAACTGGGTTTTCGGCAAGCCAGCATTCCAAGGCGGTCTTGCTGTCAGGGCATTTAATCTCGACCATCCCATCGTCGCCTACAAGGCCGTCAGGGGACGCGCCAGCCGCTTCAATGGTCGGGTGAGGGATAAACCCCACCTCATCCACCATAACGCCCCTGGAGGCCTCATAAGCGGCCCTGGCGAACGGTTCTTGGTCGATGCCCCACTGCATGGCCGCGTTGGTGTAGGAATCGGCCTTGGTGCCGGTGACCCTTTCCAGCACCAGTTGGGTCATGTAGTTGCCGCGGTCGGCCCCGTAGCCGGTTTTGGTCTTGGCCAGGACTTTGTACAGGCTGCTGGCCGTGACTTTGCCCAGGCGGGCGGCGTACCAATCGTCGGTGCGTTGTTCGATTTCAATCACTTTGCTTTCTCCTGATTTTGGGCTTTGAAAATTGCATATTCCGCTGTTGTTTTTGCCCCGACTTCAATGGTGATCCGCATTACCGGGTCACCATCAACCCATACAGGGATGGCAATTTCATGCGGCACGGGCACTTTGGCGTTGTTGTAAGCCTGAATGGTTCTTGCGTGAATGTCGGATGCCGCTTCCCAAAGTTTGTGCATCGGATGGTCGGTGGTCACCTTAGACCGCAATCTTGAAGATTTCATGCTTCTACTCCTAACTGTTCTGCGATTCTTTCAAGCGCATCAATACAACTGATGTTCAATGCTTCATTAATCAGACGTAAAGATTGGTCAATGATTTCGTCATAAGTCCCTGGGTCGGCCTCCTTAATCGCTTCAAGCGTAAATTTGGCATCGTTTAATGCGTCCAGGTCTGCACTATTGACGCGCTGCAAGATTTCGATGTCTTCTTTATTTGCCATTTGCTTTCTCCTTTTTGGCGCGTTCAATGCGGGTTTTCTTGGCGGCAATCACCCGTGCCTGTAGCGTCTGATTGCCTTGGCAAGCCTCATAAGCTGCGGAATAGGCTTTGGCCAGGTCATCGCTGCTGGCGCTGGCCTCAATCGCTGACAGGTGGTCGGTGATGTCAGGCGTTGGGGCTGGCGCTGTAGGGCGACGACTGGCCGCGTTAGCGTCGTCGTCTTCTGGTGCGATACCGCAAGCCGCCATCAGGCTGTAGCGGCGGGCATAGGTCAGCGCCGAGCCATAACCCTGGGGGTCTTGCTTGGCCGCGGGGACGTGCAGCTGTCCGCAGTTGATGACTTCACCAGATTCGTGGATGAAGACGGTTTCCACGATCACGCCATCGTCGCAGGGGCTGACGCGCTGGGTCAACGCGATGCCGTTGTTGTTGAGAGCATCGACCACCGCCTCGACGCAAGCGGCCAGGTCGGCGTAGCGTGACTTGAAGTGGGGGTTAGTGCTGGACTTCAGCGCGGGGCCGAATTCCTTTTGGGCCTTGACTAAAGCCGCGGCTACTTTGTTGAATGTTGTCATTTCTTCATACTCCTGTTGTCGTTGCACTGTTTCGTAAAACTGTTGGTGGCTCATTTTTTTCTTCCAAAGGTTTCCAGCCAAACCGACGCCACGTTTTGGTGATGTCGGTAAACGCGGCGGGCGTGTACTTGAACCGGCTGTCCAAAATGTTGGGACGCGGTGGTGCGGGGACTGCGCGTAGTTGTTTCATGACGACCACCACAGCACCAGCACCCAGGCCAGTGATACGCCAATGACAAGCGCCAGCAGGAAACCTAAAGCAGCGTCTGCGCGGCTTTCTGCGCGGTCGGTTTTGTAGTGTTGACGGTACTGTTTCATTGCTGGCCTTCCGATTCAACACTGGCCAGGTGCCGATATGCGGCGACAGCCTGGGCAAACTTTGGTGGATCGATTTCAATTGACTCAATGGTTTCTGGATAGACATCAGACCAAAGTGCATTGACCAGTTGCAGACACAATTCAAAGGGTCTGCCCGTTGTGTCGAATGGTTGGTCTAAGTGATAAGCCCATGCCTGTGCAAGTGCCTCATAATTTTCGGCAGGGTCTACAAAATTTCCGAGTTTCATGGCTGACCTTTCAGAAGGGTGCAGCGGGCAACTTGTCGCGCTGCTGCTGTTGGTATTCGCGTTCTTGGGCAGGTGTCCAGGGGATTGGCCCCCCTGGTGGGGGGAATGGCCAGTTAGACATTGGCAAGCACCTTGGCCTTGTTGATAGCCTGGGCCAGCATGGCCGCGGGGTAGATGTAAACGCCGACAATTTGTTCAGCGTCGGTGTCCAGCAACGTGACAGCAAGACCGCGTTGGGTGGTGGTCACGGTGGATGCAATGCCCAAGTCAGGATTGACGAAGGTTGCAATGCGATTAGCGGGGATGGTTGCGTTTATCTTGATTCTCCTTAAAAGACCCGTTAGGGCATGGGTTGAATGTTAAGCCAGCTTAACAAACTACGCAAGGGCTTTTTTAATGCCCCTGCAATTTAGTCAGGTTTATTTGCTCAATAATCCTCACCAGCCTTAGCGGGCCGCGCACCTTGAAATTCGGTGTTGTAGCCGTTGTAAACGTGGCGCAATTTGTCAAGATCGGAAATAACAATTCCGAGCGTTACCATTACGTCACCATCACGGTCGGGGGGAAAAGACCGGCACACGCAGTAGCCAGACTTTAGGATTTTTTGGAGTTGTTCCAAGGTGCCGCGCTTGACAAAGAAGTGGCCGTTTCTGACCGCGGTGTAAGTTTTCACGTTCATTTTTTGACCCCTCAGACGTAGTTGTTGCGAACAAGAAAGGCAACCAGATCGGCTCGACTGCCTTCACGGTACTTGCCGCCTTGGGGCCAAACGTAGAACTTGCCGCTGGACAATTCACCAATCATTTGTTCCGCAGCCGACTCGCGTTTTTCAATGCGGGCCAGAAAACGATCTTGCGCGGCCATGCGGCGAGATTGGCTTGCTTCAAGTTGCTGGTCAATGTTCATCTTGATTCTACTAAAAGACCCCTTGCAAATCGCTAGGGCATGGGTGAACTGTAAGCCACCTTTACATCCACGTCAACAACTATTTGTAAAGCCCACTTACATTAGTCGGGTATTGGTGGCTTGACGGCGGGCGCAAGTTGGCTTAACATCGGGGGATGGACAAAAAGCAAGCCATCGAAAAAGCAGGGTCGGCCATGGCGCTGGCCAAGTTGCTGGGCATCACGCGCCAGGCCATCAGCCAGTGGGGCGATGCCCTGCCGCCCGCCCGTTTGTGGCAACTAAAAGCCTTGCGGCCCAAGTGGTTCAAGGGCTAGAATGATGTGGAACCCGGCTAGGTTGGAAGTCATGAGCCAACCGAAAAGCGAATCCGCCCCGCCTGCCGTTGGTTTCTTTTCGAGGGCGGGACAATTGAGGGCGCGACATGAAGATCAAAAACTGGTCGAAGTTTCAGCATTTCAAGGACAGACGACCACCTTGGATTAAGCTGTATCGGGACATCCTGGATGACCTGAACTGGCATCAACTTGACCCGCTTGCCAGCAAAGTGCTGGTCATGTGCTGGCTGATCGCCAGCGAAGACGACGGCCAAATCCCCGACGTAAAAACACTGGCTTTTCGGCTGCGAATGTCTGAAAAGCAAACTTCCGACTGCCTTATCAAGCTGTCTCACTGGCTGGAACAGGGCGATATCACGCCGATATCAGACCGATATCAAGATGATGCACCAGAGACAGAGAGAGAGACAGAGACAAAGAAAGAGAGAGAGAAGACGCAGCGCGGGACGCGCTTGCCCCATGACACCAAGTTGACGGTTGAGTGGATTGATTTTTGTCGGCAGCAAAGGCCCGAATTAGACCCGCAGGACGTTTTCGCAGGGTTCCTGGACTACTGGGTAGCCCAGCCTGGCCAGAAGGGCGTAAAGACCGATTGGACGGCCACCTGGCGCAATTGGGTGCGCCGCCAGCAAGCCCCGAAAAAGACCGCGGTGGAGGAACGCCGCAACCAGATGGCCGAACTGACCCGCGGCCTGTCAGTCCCCAAGCCGAAGCCGTTCTGGTCGAAGCCCGAAAGCACAGAGGATATTCCAAATGTGGAATGCCAACGACTTTTGTGATGCCGACAGCGGTTTCGACTATGTGTTCACCAAGATGAACGCCATCTACGGGGCCGCGTTTGAGAACAACTGGCGCAACGTAGACCCGGCCATCGTGCGGCAGACCTGGAAGGAAGCCTGTGGGCGCGGCCTGACGTACCGCCCGAAGATGGACTACGCCTTGCAGTACATGAACCCAGACCGGCCACCGTCGGCCCTGGCGTTTGCCAAGCTGCTGAACGACGGCCCGCGGATTCCTGACAAGCCGCATTCGGCCATCACGCGCCAGCCGAGCATCCACGAACAGATCGCGGTGCAGGAAGCCAAGGAAAAGGCGTTGGCCAGGCTGCGCGAACTGACCCAACACATGAGGATGCCGAAATGACTGACAGAGAACTGATGCAGCAGGCGGTGGAAGCGATGGAATATGCCGATGCTTGCCTGAAAAAACAGTTGACAACCAAAACGAAGCATGAGTACGCACAGGACTTGTTGATGGAAGCTGGAAAAGCCCTGCGCGAGAGGCTGGCGCAAGAGCCAAATATGCCTGAACAGTATGTCATGGTGGGCCGATTTATGTTGCAGCCGCATCCACAAAACGGGTACTGGTTGACCGATACCGGAACCAGCGAAGCAATGCAGATTTTTCAGCCTGAAATGGAACAAGTCATCAAAAAACTGTGGAGCCAATTTTGACCCGCGACGAAGGCCACCGCCTGCTAAACAGATTGCAAGAGGGGACAGCTTTTGACCACGAACAAATCACCGCGGCCCTTATCGCAACAGGCGACCTTGCTGGGTGGCGAGACATGGACGGAAGCCTGGCGGCGGGAGTGCGAAGCCAGGGACTGGATCAAGCGGTACATGGAACACCGAAAGCAGCGGGGCAGCAGGTTTGCCCAATTGTGGTGGGATCAGACGAAGGAACAGATACGCAAGGCGCGTGGCCAGGCTGGTCTAGATACCTTGATCGCTGACATGAACAAGGAACGCAATGCGACTAAGTGCTGAAGAAAAAACAAGACGGCAACAATGGGAACGCCAGTGTCTTGGGTGCGGGTCTGTTTTTGGCTGGTCAAAAAATGGTGACAAGGCAAAATTTTGTAGCCGTGTTTGTGCTGGTAGAGCCAACGGAACCATCGGAACAAATTTTGGCAAGTTAAATCACTACGTCTGTAACTTGTGCAAAAAACCTTTTGCTGCCTATCACAAAAACAGAAAATTTTGCTCTTTTGAATGTTCAGCCAAAGGACGAGTTATGCCCCCTCGATACGCTTGCAAAGTTGATGCGAACCACAGAGAAATTGTGGAAGCGATGAAAGCTGTAGGCGCATCCATCATTGATACATCAACTCTAGGTCAAGGTATGCCTGATTTGATCGTTGGATTTCATGGCAAGACCATCCTCATGGAAATCAAAAATCCAAAAACTCAATATGGCCGAAAAGGATTCAACGTGAATCAAAGAAAGTGGGCTGAAGGTTGGACGGGTGGGCCTTTGTCAATTGTTGACTCAGTGGATGCCGCTTTACGAATGTTGGGGGTGTTGAAGTGAGACAACCAGAAGACGCAGCGCAGGACATACGCGACAAGGCGCACGACTACGGCAAGGCCAAGGCCCAGCGGGTCTACCTGGAAGAATTTCGGCGCAGCAAAAAGGCCATGCTGATGAAGGACAGCCTACACATGGGCATCGAAGCGGCCAACGCCCAGGAACGTGAAGCCCTGGCCGATCCTGAGTATGTCCAGCTGCTCAAGGGGCTGGCCGTGGCCGTGCAGGACGAAGAAACGCTGAAATGGGAACTAGAAGCCGCACGTCTGGACATAGAAATCTGGAGAACCCGCCAGGCGACCGAGCGCATGGTGGTAAGGTCGCATGAATGAAATGCCCCATCTGCGGAACCTGGACACTGGTCAAAGAAACCAGAAAAACGCCCACGAACGAAAAAAAGCGTCGCTACGAGTGCGCCAATGAACACCGATTCAGCACCCTGGAAACGGTCATATCCGAAAAGACAGTACGTCCGAAGCGAAAAGCTGCTGCGGCTGGTGGCTGACTTGGATTGCCAGTTGTGCGGTTCAGGGTCATTCGTCCAGGCCGCGCACACAAACTGGGGTGGCGGCAAGGGCAGGTCAATCAAGGCCGACGACAACCTGGTGGCGGCGCTGTGTATGTATTGCCACCATGACATTGACCAGGGCACCAAGTGGTCAAAGCGGGAACGCCAGCAAGCCTGGTGGCTGGCCCACAGGAAGACCGTCGATCTTTTGGTGGAAACAAGACGCTGGCCCATTGACGTGCCCATCCCAGATGAGACAGAATGGCAGCGGCTGATCTCCTAGTTGCCACTAGTAGCCCTTGGGGGGGCTTTGCGGCCCCTCCTTTTTCCACTATCATCTGGCCATGAACGAAGATGCCGCCGAATTCATCGCCGCTTTGCTGCACAGCAGCACGGTGACGCATTTCATGCACCTGTCCACCGATTCGTATTCGGCGCACAAGGCGCTGGGCCGGTACTACGAAGAAATCATCGAACTGGCCGACGACTTTGCCGAAGCGTATCAGGGTCGGTACAATAAAATCAAATCCTACCCGGACGAATTTCACGCCGGGAAAGAGCCTGTTAAGTACCTGAAATCCATCCAGGCGTTTGTGGACGAAGCCCGCAAAGATTTGCCCCAGGATTCAGAAATCCAGAATATCATTGACGAAATTAGTCAACTGATTGATTCGACCCTGTACAAACTGAAATTCCTAGACTGAAAGGACAGACCATGAAAGACAACGCCGAGATGACCCCCAAGGGCTACGGTTCTGGCGGCAAAGCCCCCGCGGGCGCAAGCGCCAGCGATTCCAGTGGTGAGCGCCACGGCAAGCTGGTCAACGGTGTCGGCATGGGCAAGGCCGACGGCACTGGCAGCAATCACCAGTACAACGGTGGCCGTTCTAAGGGTATGTGCTATACCCACGGGCGTTCTTCCTACCAGAAGTAAATGGCTATCCCGCTGTCAGATTTGGCAGCGGCGGGGCAGCAGCAGCAGCCAAAGGCTGCGACCACCCAGGCCACCCTGGCATCGCTGGTTCCGCAGCCGCCCCAACTGTCGCAATCGGGCAATCCGATTGAATCGGCATACTTTGACCGCTTGGCCAAAGACTACGACGGCCTGAAGGCCGAATACGCCCAACTCACAAACGAGAGGGGCGAAAACACGACCAGGGGCGGGCGGTTACTCAACACCGACGAAGCCCGCGAACTTTCCCCCGAATACCGCGCAGACCGCACCAGGTCGGCTGACGTGCATGAGCCGTCATCCGCTTTGGTCAAGCAGATGTACGCGGACAAACTGTCCCAACCGACGCCTTCAGGCATGAGCAACCTGGTGTTATTCACCGCGGGTGGGACTGGGGCTGGGAAGACAACTGGCCTACAGATGGTCGAAGACGAGCATCCAAGCGTTAAAAAAGCAGAAATCGTGTACGACACGAACATGAACACGTTCGATTCTGCCGACAAAAAGGTCAAGCAAGCCCTGGAAGCTGGCCGCAAGGTCGGTATCGTGTACACCTACCGCGACCCTGTAGAAGCCCTGGAAAACGGCGCATTGAAGCGGGCCAGCAGGATGGAAGCCGACACAGGCACAGGCCGCACCGTACCGTTGGATGAGCATTTCAAGACCCATGCCGGTGTTCGTGATGTGATGGAACGCCTACAAGCGAAATACGGTGATGACCACCGATTCCACATCATGGCCATCGACAACAGCCGCGGGCAAGGAAATGCGGTTGTAAGCAGCCTTGACAAACTGCCCAAAATAGACCATACTAAGGTACGGAAAGGACTTAATGATGCACTCGAAAATGCCTACCGCACCGGCAAAATCAGCCGTGCCATCTACGAAGGAACGCGGGGCAACGCCCGCTGAACATCGTATGAAGCGGATGCACGAAGCCGATATGCGAAGTATTGCTGAAGCTGTTGCAAGGGGTCTAAACGCTGCTGTCAAGGCTGGGAAGCCCGTCAGATGAGCGACGCCCGCTGCAAGACCTGCCGGTTTTTCACCCAGTCACAGATCATGGGTGTCTGCCGCAGGTTTCCAGAACACCAGAACAAACATGAATTGGACTGGTGCGGTGAGCATCAATTGACCACCATCATTGCCTTGCCTGTTGTATCGACTGAACAACTTGAACGCAAAAAGCCTGGAAGGAAGCCCAAAGATGTGCCCGATTCGTCCGCTGCGTGACCGCGTAGTGGTGCAGCCGCGTGTCCGCAAACTGTCGGACATCATTTTCACGATCAACAGCGAGAAAATGAACGAGGGCACGATTGTGGCCGTCGGGCCTGATGTCCGCGAAGTGAAGGTGGGCGACTTCATCAAGTACGGCAACGGCACCTATCTGGATTGGCCCGTCCATGAGTTTGACGGCCAGGACTACCAGGTGATTCAGGAAGGCGACGTGTGCGCCGTCGTGGAGACAGAAGATGCCTAAAGGTCACGACAAGCCCATCGCCCGCACCACGACGGGCAAAGACAAGAACTACCGCCCCACCGAGCAAGGGGCGGGAATGACGGCCAAGGGCCGTGCGGCGTATAACGCCAAAAACAACGCAAACCTTAAACCACCAGCACCAAACCCGAAGACCAAAGCAGACGCTGGACGAAAAGCGTCTTTCTGCGCGAGAATGGAAGGGGTGGTTAAAAACGCCAAAGGCCCAGCTGAACGGGCTAAAGCATCCCTCAAGAATTGGAATTGTTGAAAGGAACATCATGTCAAACAGCCAAGCCATCGGCGTCGCATACGCTGACCCAGCCCTGAACAGTTTTGAAGTTGGCACCGCAACCGTGCCGATTGGCAGCACTGTATCTGGCAACTTGAATCAGGTTTACGCTAAAACCACCCACACGTCGGGTGACTTCCGCGGCTACTACAGCCGTGTTGAGTTTGCTGGCGCTGGCGCTGGTGAAACCCTGCGGGCGCTGTCTCGCGTGACCGCTGCCCAGGGTTCTGGCCAGACGACCAACGGCGCACACATCAGCCTGTCGGTCAACACTGGCGGCAGCATCAGCGGTGCAGGTAATGCGCTGCGGGCCACCATCGGCGGTTCGTCCACCAATCCTGGCGGCACCCTGGCTGCGCTGCAACTAGATTCCGACTTTGCATCGGGCGGCACCTGGTCGAACACGTCGTTTCTGCGTGTGACCAACAGCGGCACGGGTGAAGTGGGCAACTTTGCTGTGATGCCCGCGGTGAGCGCAACTGGTGTGTTTCGCGCCAAAGTTGGTTCGCCTGTGGTCACCCACACCATCCCGGTGAGCAGCGGCGGCACGACTTACTACATCATGGTCAGCACTGTTGCCTGATGGAAATAAGCCGAGAATTCATCCAGGCTGAAATCAGCCAGGTCGAGCAGGAAGTGGTGAAAGCCAAGACGTTTTTGATACAAGCGGAAACGTCACTGGCCATCTACCAAATGCTGCTGGCCAGGCTGGATCAGCCAGATGAAGGGAAGTTAGGCGAATTATCGGAAGACGATAACTTGTCTAATTCTGATATGAAAGCAGGGGGAACTGACTGATGGCCAAACCTGGTTTGTACGCAAACATTCACGCCAAGCGTGAGAGGATCGAACAGCAAAAGGCCGCGGGCAAGAAACCCGAGCGTATGCGAAGCCCTGGGGACAAAGGCGCACCCACGGCCAAAGCCTTCAAACAAAGCGCCAAGACTGCAAAGAAATGACCCTTGAGCAAATGCAAAAGCGCCTGGCTGAACTGCAAGAACTGGCGAAACAGCATGAAAGTGTTCTGTTACAGATCAGCGGTGCAATCCAGGAATACAACCGAGTAATCGCCGAGGAACAATCCAAAGCGATGAGCAAGGAGAACCAAGATGCCCCTGACCAAATCTCCCAGTAAGCAAGCGTTCGAAAAGAACATCAAGGCCGAAATCAAAGCAGGAAAGCCACCCAAGCAAGCGGTGGCCATCGCCTATTCGGTAAAGCGCGAAGCCAAGGCACCGAAGGGCAAAAAATGACCGTAGATGCACCCGTCAAGCGGCGGGGGCGTCCACCTAAAGACAAGCCCACGCCAGACGCGCCAGAACACCCAAAGCTGGGGCGTCCGACCAAGTACGAAGACTGGATGGCCGACGCCATCTACGAGTACTTCAGCAAGCCTGTAGGTGATTTCCCTACCCTGGCAGGATTTGCCGCCAGCATCAACGTTTCACGCGACACCCTACACGACTGGGCACACGCCAAGAATGTTAGTGGGGACTTACGCAACCCTGCTTTTTCCGACGCCTATAAAAAGGCAAAGGATATGCAGGAGCAGAACCTGGTCAAAGGTGCGCTAACTGGGGTGTATAACAGCACGTTCGCCATCTTCACAGCCAAGAACGTACTGGGCTGGCGCGACAAGGTAGAGCAGGAAATCACCGGCAAGGACGGTTCACCGCTGGCTGGCATCCAGGTCATGTTTGTGAACGCCGATGGATCAGAACGCAACGATTGACAGGGCCATTGCAAAGGCCGAATTCCCGGTCAAGCTGCAAGGTCTGTTCAAAAAAAGCCGCTACAAGGTGCTGTACGGCGGGCGGGGCGGCGCGAAGTCCTGGGGCATCGCCAGAGCGCTGTTGATCCTGGGGGCCAAAAAGCCCATGCGTGTGCTATGCGCCCGTGAGTACCAGACCAGCATCAAGGATTCAGTCCACAAGCTGCTGTGCGACCAGATCGAAGCCCTTGGGCTGCTGGGGTTCTACGAAATCACCCAGGCCAGCATCCGCGGGGCCAACGGCACCGAGTTTGCCTTCATTGGCCTGAAGAACAACCCAACCAACATTAAGTCATTTGAGGGCGTGGACGTGTGCTGGGTGGAAGAAGCCCAGACCGTCAGCCGCCTGTCGTGGAACATCCTGATTCCGACCATCCGCAAGCAGGACAGCGAAATCTGGGTGTCGTTTAACCCCGAGTTGGAGACAGACGAAACCTATCAGCGGTTCGTGGTCAAGCCGCCGCGGGACTGCATCAGCATCAAAGTCAACTTCTACGACAACCCGTGGTTCCCTGAAACCCTGCGCCTGGAGATGGAAGCCCTGAAGGCTAGGGACTTGCCAGCATATAACCAGGTCTGGGAAGGTATGTGCCGCCAGTCTGTGGACGGGGCCATCTTTGCCAACGAATTGCAGCGGGCCGAAGCTGAGGGACGGGTCACCAAAGTGCCCTACGACGCCACAAAGCCCGTACACGCCATTTGTGACCTGGGCTGGGCCGACGCTACCGCCTGGTGGTTTGTGCAGTTTGTGGGCATGGAAACGCGCCTGATTCGGTACTTTGAGGACAGCCAGCGCACGATGACCAGTTACCTGGCGCAGCTACAGACCTACGGCTACGTCTACGACACCATCTGGCTACCGCACGACGCCCAAAGCACGACGCTGGCCGCAGCTGGCAGGAGCATTGAGGACATCGTGCGCGGGGCAGGGTTTAAGACCCGCATTCTGGACAGGGTGCCGGTGGTCGATTCGATCAACGCAGCCCGCACCATCTTCCCCAACTGCTATTTTGATAGGGAAAACACGGCAGATGGATTAAACTGCCTGAGACATTATCGGTATGACGTTGACCCTGAAACCGGCCAATTCAGCAGACAACCGCTGCACGACCAGTATTCGCACGGTGCCGACGCATTCCGATATATTGCGTTGATGATTAAGGAACCGTCCAAACCCAAGAAACGTGCCAATGTGGCCATGGCGGGCAACTGGATGAGTTGAAAGGATTGATATGGCACGGCAAGACATTGACACTGACGACCGCATCGGCGAGGCAATCAAGTTTCTGCGCCTGGTGGGCGAAGCGGACAGCCAGAACAGGGCCGAAGCCCTTGGCGACCTGAAGTTTGCCGCGGGCGACCAGTGGCCGGTGGAGATTCAGAACAGCCGCAACCT